TGTTAGAAATGATAAAATGGATTGCTATCCACATCCAGGATTAGTAGATTTAATAATGAGTTTATAGTATGGCATTAGTTAAGAAAGTAGATTTAAAATTAAAAGTTGGTATGGATAAATGTATCATGTACCAAATTTTATCTTATTGTTTTTTCAAAGAAATAATTATAAGTAATTCTGATCTTAAATTTTTGATGGAACTTTCTAAAAGAAATGGAATAGAATTAACTAAGTTTTGTATAGAACTAGTTAGTAAAGATATCTTTAAGAGTCCACAATCAGCACGTAATGCAATTACAAAAGCTGCTAAGAAAGGATTAGTTATAAAAAATGGTACAAATAAAAAGACTATTTCTATAAATTCAGATATTAATGTACAAGTGGAAGGGTTAGTATTACTAGATTATAAAATATTAGGTAATGAATCCCAAGAAGCATAAGGTATTTAAAGAAGGTATAGCTGAAGAGGTAGGTGTACATCAATCTGTTGTAGATGATTTTATTTCTTTTTATTATGCAAAGCTTAGAAATAAGTTATCTAATTTAGAATATCCTAGAGTTCAAGTAGATGGTCTAGGAACATTTGTTTTAAGGAAATCTAAATTAGATAAAGCTATTAAAAAAAATAAAAGTATGTTAGGTAACATTGCTAAAAGAACATATAATGGTTTTGCTAAAAGTGAAGATATAAACCGTAATATACAGCAAATGGAAAAAGCCATGCTAGAGATAGAAAATAATATAAAAGCTAAAAAGGAGTTTAAGAAAAATAAAAATGGCAAGTAAAATAAAACAACTACTAGGAGCATTTAAAAATCTTGATCAGATTGCAGAAGGATTATCAAACAATGTCTTTAAAAAAGAACATGTTGAAGCTGTTGCAACAGATAGATTTCAAGTGTGTGTAAGTTGTTCATTGTTTGATGCTTTTGGTAAAGATTGTTTAGCTCCAGGAACTCAACCATGTTGTTCAGATTGTGGTTGTAGTTTAGCTTTTAAAGTTAGATCTTTATCATCTGAGTGCCCAAAAGGTTTTTGGAAAGCTTATGTTGATGAGGAAACAGAAATAAAAATAAACCAACAAATAGAAGAAAATGCACAATAAAGAATTAATAAATGATGACACAGATGTTACAGCTGAATTAGTTGTAGTATGGTGTACAACAGATACACATAACTTAATAACTGAATGTCATGGCAGTAGTATTTAAAGAAGAAGGACATGTTTATGAGAGCATTGACCAAGATAATATAACTTGGACAAGCGTAACAGGTCTTGTAGGTAAATTTAAACCTAAGTTTGATAGAGATGGTCAAGCATTAAAATCATCAAAAAATAAAAGATCTAAGTGGTATGGTATGAAACCAAAAGATATCATAGCTGCTTGGGATGGTGAAACACAAAGAGCTATTAACCTAGGTAATTTTTATCATAATCAAAGAGAAGCTGATATGATGGAATTTAAAACTATAGAAAGATATGGTACAGAGGTACCTATAATAAAACCTATAGTAGATAATAATGGTATAAAGATAGCACCTAAACAAAAACTAGAAGAAGGAGTATATCCTGAGCATTTAGTTTATTTAAAATCTGTAGGTATATGTGGTCAAGCTGATTTAGTAGAGATAGTAAATGGCTATATAAATATTACAGATTATAAGACAAATAAAGAAATAAAAGAAAAAGGATTTACTAATTGGGAAGGTATAACAAATAAAATGTTTAGACCTGTAAACCATTTAGATGATTGTAATTTAAACCATTATAACTTACAACTCAGTATTTATGCGTATATTATTAAAAAGCATAACCCTAAACTTAAGATAGGTAAACTAGTTATTCAACATGTTAAGTTTAAACAAATAGGAGAAGATAAAAATGGATATCCCATTAATGAACATGTTGATGGTGAACCAGTATTAGAAGAAATAAAAATGTATGAACTACCATATCTAAAAGATGAAGTAAGATCATTGATGATGTGGAAAAAAGATAACCAATGAAATTAAAAGAATTTACAGCAGCTGTGCCAATACAGTCATCAACATCAAAAATACCAACTGATTTTCAGTTCTATATGACAAAGGTAACTATAGATCTTAATGATGTAGCATACTTTAAACAGTACTTTCATTATGGAAGAGAAGCTTTCCAAGATGACTATACTGAAGTATTAATGAAAGGTGCAGAAAAACCTATAGTATTGCACATAGGTTATGAAGAATTTAAAAGTGAGATAGCATGATAGTAAGATTATTTGATGTACAAAATCAAACATTAGTAGTAACAGAGCATTGTTATGCATTACCATTCTTAAAGAAGATAATGGATAAATACCCTGATACATATATGCAGGTATATCAATATGTATTTTATATGACATGTCCTGATCCAGACATCAACCCATTCTTTAATTTACCTGAACATGAAAAGGAAGATATAATTATAGAAGAAATAAATTTAGAAGAATCACCAGAGGATGGACCAATAAGATATGCTATGGACATGTGTAAAAAACTATATGAAACACCAACATATAGAGCATATGTAGGTATTAAATCTATGTTAGATAGATTAGCTAAGTATATGGAGGTTACTGCAATAGAGCATGGTAGAGATGGTAATATGAATTCTATGATCAATGCTGCAGCTAAGTTTGAGCAAATCAGACAATCTTACAAAGGTGCATTTTTAGATATGAAGCAAGAACAAGAAAGCTCTGTGCGTGGTGGTGCAGGATTAGCTTATGACCAATTATAAAAATTAAATCAACAAATATGGCTAGAAAAGTAATACCGGTAGGTAATAAACTATTATTAAAAAAAACTAAACAAGCAACAAAAACTGCAGGAGGAATTATTATTCCTGAAATAGCACAAAAGAAAGAATACAAAGGAACTGTTGTAGGAATAGGTGCTGAAGTAAAAGAAATAAAAGTTGGAGATATAGTTCAATATGCTGATTATGCAATGCCAACACCAATGGAACATGAAGGAGAAGAACATTTATTAGTTCAAGCTGGTGATGTATTTGCAATAATTAGAGATGAGTAGAATTATACCTACATATGATAATAACAAATGGACAACTACTGAATTTAAAAATGATTTAGAATTCAGAGAGTTTATTGAGTCTATCTTTAGTGAACCTGGAGAATATGGGTTTACTGAAATGGCTTATAAATTCAATGAAGAAGCTAAAAGATTTAATAAAGAAGGAGTATACTGCACAAGTCCATTTAGATCCAAAGATTTTACTACATATTGGAATGACCAAAAAGATAAATGTAGGAATGGTGTTATATATATTGATAAGGACAAGACCTGGTATATAACTAGAGATTATTATATGTGGCTTAACTTTCTTCCTATATTTGATAAAGAAGAAAAAAAGTATGGGTTTGCAAAAGTAAGAGATGCACAATACCATATGGCATTATATGAATGGTTAGCTGAGTTAAATAATCAGCATGCTGCTATACTTAAAAAACGTCAGATAGCATCATCATATTTTCATATGGCTAAGATAATTAATACTTACTGGTTTGAAGAAGGTAGTACATGTAAAATTGGTGCATCATTAAAAGACTTTATTAATGACAAAGGATCTTGGAAGTTTTTAGAAGAATATAAGATTTTTTTAAATGAACATACTGCATGGTATAGACCAAGTAACCCAGAAAAAGTTTTACTATGGCAACAACAGATAGAAGTTAAAGTTGGTAATAGAAAAACAGCTAGAGGATTAAAATCTAAAATACAAGGTGGATCCTTTGAAAAGAACGCTACAACTGGAGTTGGTGGACCTTGTACTTATTTCTTTCATGAAGAGGCAGGAATTGCTCCTAAAATGGCTGAGACGTATGAATACTTACGTCCTGCAATGTCATCTGGAATGATGACTACAGGTATGTTTATAGCAGCAGGATCAGTGGGAGATTTAGATCAGTGCAAGCCATTGAAAGATATGATACTAAATCCTGAATCAAATGATATATATGCTGTAGAGACAGACTTAATGGATGCTGACGGAACAATTGCTAAAGCAGGTTTATTTATACCAGAGCAATGGTCTATGCCTCCATACATAGATGCTTTTGGTAATTCACAAATAGAAGAAGCAAAAGAAGCAATAATAAAAGAAAGAGAAAGATGGAAGTCAGAACTAAATGGTGAGCAATATCAGTTAAGGATATCTCAGAAACCAATGAATATTTCAGAAGCTTTTGCATATAGAAAAGCATCTATATTTCCACAAGGTATACTAAGTAAGCAACTAAAAAAGGTAGAAGAAAAAGAATACCCATATGAGCTTATTGAGTTAGAGAGAGAACAAGAAGGTATTATAGCAAAGAGAACTAAAAAACTTCCTATTAGTGAGTTCCCTGTAAATAAGAAGCAACATGATAAGACAGGTACTATTGTAGTATGGGAAAGACCAGCAAGTAAGAAACCAGAATTTGGTGCATACTATGCATCTATTGACCCTGTATCAGAGGGAAAGACAACAACATCAGATTCATTATGTAGCATATTTGTATATAAGAATGCAGTAGAAGTAATTAGAACAACAGAAGCAGGTGACACTGAACAGTTTATAGAAAAAGATAAAATAGTAGCAGCTTGGTGTGGTAGGTTTGATGATATAAATAAAACACATGAGAGATTAGAATTATTAATAGAATGGTATAATGCATGGACACTTGTTGAAAATAACATATCATTATTTATACAACATATGATTGCAAGGAAAAAACAAAGATACCTTGTACCAAAACAACAGATATTATTTTTAAAAGATTTGGGATCTAATAGAACTGTATATCAAGAGTATGGTTGGAAGAATACAGGAACACTGTTTAAGAGTCATCTTATATCATATGCAATAGAATTTATAAGAGAAGTAATTGATGAAGATTTAGATGATAGTGGTAATGTAATGAATCAAACTTTAGGAGTAGAAAGAATACCAGATCCTATGTTATTAAAAGAAATGTTAGCTTACTATCCAGGACTAAACGTGGATAGACTAGTTGCCTTTGGTGCTTTAATTGCATTTGCTAAAATTCAACAATCTAATAGAGGATACTCTAAAAGACGTGAATCTGAGTCTAATTCCTTGGTTAATCCAAATAAAATAAGTAAATTAAAGTATAGTCCGTTCAAAAATATAGGACGTGGAAAAAGCAGTCAACTAAGGAAAATTAGGAGATCTGGTTTTAAGAATTATAAATAAAATATCAAAGAATGAGAGTATTAAATGCAATGCAACTTAAAAATGGGGCAAAAGCAGAAAGTGGGCCTACGTTTTCAAGCTTAACTCAACCTACTCAATTTTTACCTTTTTCTAAAAAAACTGATGACTGGGCTGCCTGGAATTTAGATTGGTTAGAATTACAAGGTATAGAGTTCTTACGTTTAAATGCAAGAAGACTTCTTAAGAATTATAAACTTGCAAAAGGTATTATTGATAAAACAGATTATATTGTTGAACCAGACAATGACTATAAAGACTTAATGGATGTATTAACTCAAGAAAATGATTCTGCATTAGAGCTTAAGTTTTATCCTATCATTCCAAATGTTGTTAATGTTCTTACAGGTGAGTTTGCAAAAAGATATTCTAAAGTACAATTCAGGGCTGTAGATGATACATCTTACAATGAGATGTTGGAACAAAAAAGAATGCAAGTAGAACAAGCTTTATTAGCTGATGCTGAAAAAAATCTTTTAATGAAGATGATGGAGATGGGTATGGATCCTGGATCAGAAGAAGCACAAAAAAGTTTAGCTCCAGAAAATATTAAGACTTTACCAGAGATAGAAGACTTTTTTAGTAAGTCATACAGAAGCATGGTAGAAGAGTGGGCTACTCATCAAATGAATGTGGATGAAGAAAGATTCCATATGCAAGAGTTAGAAGAAAGAGGATTCCGTGATATGCTTATATGTGATAGAGAGTTCTGGCATTTCCGTATGTTAGAAGATGACTATGATGTAGAGTTATGGAATCCAGTATTAACATTCTATCAAAAATCTCCTGACCAAAGATATATAGCAGATTCAAATTATGTTGGTAAGATTGATTTGATGACCGTTGCTGATGTAGTAGATAGGTATGGATATTTGATGGATGAAAAACAACTTAAATCATTACAAAAGATTTATCCAGCAAGATCTGCACAATATCAAGTAAATGGTTATCAAAATGATGGTGCTTACTATGATGCTACTAGATCTCATGCATGGAATACCAATATGCCTGGATTAGCATATAGACAATACACAAGTAATTATTGGAATGATCCAGCTGTAGGAGGAGATATTATAAGTGAGATCCTTGATCAGAGTGAAGATATGACACCACTAGATGAAGGTAACTTAATGAGAGTATCAACTATTTATTGGAAGACTCAACGTAAAGTTGGACATCTTACAAAAATAGAAATGGATGGAGAAGTCATGCAAGAAGTTGTAGATGAAACATTCAGGGTAACTGAAAAACCTGTTTATGATACTTCTATATTCAAAAATAAAACTGCTGAGAATCTACTACAGGGAGAACATATTGAATGGATATGGATTAATGAAGTATGGGGTGGTGTAAAAATTGGACCAAACCTACCTGCCATGTGGAGATCCACTATGGGTGATAATATAAATCCAATATACGTAGGA